AATTTGGTTAAATAAGTTGACGTGTAATGAGAAATAAAATGAAACAATTAACATACGAAGAAGAAGTTATAGTTCTTGCCTTTATAGAATATTGTCAAGGACATTCTATGAAAGGTGATTGTAGAGGACATATGTATGATGTATATAAGTTATTCAAAAACGATGGTAGAGATAGTGGTACTTGTTCTTGTTTAGATAGAGATACAGCACATAAGGTAGATAACTTTATTACCTCATATACTTTCTCAGATAAAGTAAGATTAACTGAAAGGTTTGCTAAACTACTACCACACTTAGCTCTAATCAAAGAAGAAGCAGAGAAACCATTAGAAGAAGAATCAACTACTGATTTATCAGATGGTATGGATAAGTTCTTAAAGAAAGAACCAAAGGTTAAATCGGTGCCAGTTAAACCTCGTAAAAGAAAGACAAGGAAGAAACAATGAGACAAAGTAAAAAGAAATTAGTATTACAAGAGTTAGAGAAAGCACATGGAGTGGTTACTCAGGCTTGTATGAAGGCTAAAGTATCTCGTGCTCAGTTTTATCGTTGGTGGAATGCAGATGAAAAGTTTAGAAGTGAATGTGATGATATACAAGAGAGTGCAGTAGATTATGTAGAATCTCAATTGTTCAAACAAATAGAACAAGGAAACATCACAGGACAGATATTCTACTTAAAGACCAAAGGTAAACACAGAGGGTATGTAGAGAAACAACAGATACAACAAGAAACAACAGGTTCAATACAATTTGATTTTAATTAAAAATAAATAAAGATGAGTAATATAAGGTTATTAAAAGGAGATTGTCTCCAAAAGTTAAAAGAGTTAGAAGATAATTCAATAGATTCAGTAGTAACAGACCCACCATATGGAATTGGGTTTATGAATAAGGAATGGGATAGTCCAAAGAAACACAGAGAACTCGTAGAAAGAGAACAAAAAAGAAGTGAGAAAAGACACAAAGAAGGTAAATCTCCCGCAAAAGGAACATTTAGTAAAGGAGTTCAACCAGGATTGCCAATAGGTGGGGCAAAAGAAGGAAAGTGGTTTGAGGAATGGACAGAACAATGGGCTAAAGAAGCATATAGAGTTCTAAAACCAGGTGGTTATGTCTTATCATTTTGTGCTCCAAGAATGTATCATAGAATGGCAAGTGGTATAGAAGATGCAGGATTCCAAATTAGAGACCAGATTATGTGGGTATTTGGTAGTGGTTTTCCTAAATCACACAACATCGGTAAAGCAGTTGATAAACTACAAGGAAACGAACGAGAAGTAGTTGGAACAAAAATACATTCACAAAAGGGAGTAAAAGTAGCAGAAGAAAGAACAACTATTGGAGCAGGTGCATTTGGAGAACCAAGAGAAGCAGATATAACAAAAGGAAACTCACCATACGAAGGTTGGGGAACTGCTCTCAAACCAGCACACGAACCAATAGTAATGGCAAGAAAACCATTCAAGGGTTCAGTTGCACAGAATGTATTAGAGTGGGGAACAGGTGGAATAAACATAGATGAGAGTAGAATAGAATATGTTAGTGATTATGATAAGAAGCACCAAGAAGATATAAGAAAAGGAACAGGAACTTTCTTTGGTGGTAATGGTGTTAGTAAATCAGAACAAGTAGATATGCAAGGTAGATTTCCTGCAAACTTTATCATAGAATGCACTTGTGAAAATCCACAAACTGCTCCTGCCCCTAAATCTGGTCATTGGCCAAAAGGAAAGACAAAAGGATTTGGTGAGTTCGGTGGTGGTGAAAGTTCTTATGAAGGAGTAGGACCTAAAGAAGATGGAACTATGGTAATACATACAGACCCTAACTGTCCTTGTAGAATACTTGATGAACAAAGTGGAACAACCAAATCATCTAAACGAGGAGCACACAATAATAAAAAGACAGAACATACTAACACTTATACTCCACCAGAAGCAATATATGGAGACCACAATACCTATGGTGATACAGGTGGAGCATCTCGTTTCTTCTATTGTCCAAAAGCATCAAAGAAAGATAGGAATGAAGGATTAGATATAGTAGAACAAAAGAACAATAGACCAATAGGAACTGCATTTACAAAAGATGATAATTTATTTGACCAGAAAGTAAATAACTTTCACCCAACCGTAAAACCAACTGATTTGATGGCATATCTTGTAAGAATGGTGACACCCAAAGGTGGAGTGGTATTAGACCCTTTTATGGGTAGTGGTTCAACAGGTAAAGCATCAGTAAGAGAAGGATTTAACTTCGTTGGTATAGAAAGAGAAGATGAGTATATAGAGATTGCTAAAACAAGAATAGAACACGAACAAGGGAAACATAAACATAGAGAATTCTTTGATGAAGTATAAAGGTTTCAAGCCATATGATTTCCAAAAACAAATAATAGATGATATCCTTAACAAAGATGATATGTTCTACACTATGGTGTGTGGGCGTCAAATCGGTAAAACTCTTCTTCTTATTAATATGCTACTATATTATGGTATTAATCGCCCTAAGTCTACCTTATTGTGGGTATCTCCTTATTACTCAATGGCTATAAAAGTTCTATCACAGATTATAGATGCAATAGAATTTACACCAATAACAAAAGAAGCAAACAAAAGTGAGAAGATTATATCTTTGGTAAATGGAACAAGGATATACTTTCGTTCAGCAGAGAAACCAGAAACCATTCGTGGTCTATCTATTGATTATGCATTCTTAGATGAAGCACAAGATATTAGTGATGATGCGTTCAACAAAGCTATCTTACCTACCTTAACTGCAAAAGGAAAGAAGTGTTTGATTGCAGGAACACCAAAGAGTAAGAACTGGTTTTACCAATACTTTCAAAGAGGTGAAGAACAGAATTACAATTCTTATACTGCTCCTTCTTCTATATCACCATTTGTATCAGAAGAGTTTTTAGAAGAACAAAGACAATCTCTACCACCAGCCATATTTGAACAAGAGTTTGAAGCTAAATGGCAAGAAGGAGATGGTGAAGTATTTACCAACATAGATGGAGTTTGTATTTTAGATGATTGGGGTTCTACTCGTAGTAGAACTTATGGTGGTCTTGATATTGGAACAAAACAAGATTACACTGTCTTAACGATTTTAGATGCAAATGGTAGAACACTTCATATGTGGAGAGAACGTGGATTAGAATACTCCCAAATCGTTGATAAGGTGGTATATCTATGTAATCAATACAAGACTGATTTGATGATAGAAGCAAACTCTATGGGAGATGCAGTATATGAGATGATTAGAAAAAGATATAAGAATGTCCAACCATTCATTACTACCAATACATCAAAAGAAAATATCATTAGAAGATTGATTAGTGATATACAAGATGGTGTATTAGAATTACCTTCACCCAATTTATTCCAACATCTATACAAGGAACTACAAATGTTCCAATACAAATACCTACCTTCAGGTAAAGTTTCTTATCAGGCAATGGCAGGTTCGCATGATGATACTGTAATGAGTTTAGCAATCTGTAATTGGAATAGAATCCAAAACCATCATAAAAATAAATTATACGTTTCCTCTTTACGATAAAAAAATATTATACAAATAATTTGGATAATTAAATTATTTTTCGTATCTTTGAAGTATGAAAGAAATTTGGAAAAAAGTAAAAGATTATGAAGATTATTTAGAAGTAAGTAATCTTGGCAGAGTTCGTTCAATAAAAAGATTGGTAAATGCTGGCCATTCTGATTATGAAATTGGTGGTAAATTAAAATCAGCTAATCCTGATAAACAAGGATATTTGGGTGTAGGTATTAATAATAGAAAAGAAGGGTGGAGAAAAAGATTACAAATTCATAGATTAGTTGCAATTACATTCATACCCAATCCATTAAATAAACCTACTGTAAATCACAAGGATGGAGATAAATCAAATAATAGAGTAGATAATTTAGAATGGATGACATATAGTGAAAATACTAAACATGCATTAAAAACAGGCCTGTTAAAACATAATGGAAAATTTGTTAAATTACTACTAATATTACTACTACTTGCCTCTTGTTCTAAAGAGTCCATAGAAATATGTGGAACAATCACAGGTGGTGATTACGATTACCTTAACGATATGTATTATCTTAGAGTAGATGGTAAGAGGCATTGGGTAGATATGAAAACCTATGAAAGTTATTTCGTAGGAGATTACATATGTTTAGAAGCATTCTAACCACAATCAAAATTTGCCAATTTTGAACCTCACAGAAATGTGGGGTTTTTTTTGTTTATATACCAACCAATCAAAGAAAATATAATATACTATAAGAGAAATATTATGAGTAAAGAAATCACAGTATCAATGCCAGAATTCATTACAGTAGGTCAATACCAAAAGTTTGGTACGTTAGACCATTTATCTAATACTGAAAGAATTATTCGTATTGTATCGGCTATTACAGGACACAAAGAAGAAGAAGTACAGAGATGGAATGTTTCTGGCCTCTTTAAGATTTACAAAGATTTAAACAATTCTATAAATGATATTGAACCTGCATTTCTACCCATCTTTGAGTGGGAAGGAGAAACTTGGGGATTTCAACCAATCCACAAGATGACTGCAGGTGAATACATTGATTTAGAAACTCGGTTGAAAGAAGGAATAGGAAAACTACACGAAGTACTTGCTATCCTTTATAGACCGATTACAGAACACAAGTTTGATAGTTACGAATGGAAACTAAAACACAATTACAAATATGTGATTGGTAAAGCAGAAAATCTATTCAAGTATTATACTTTAGAAGATTACGATGTAGAGAAAAGAACTTGGAGAGAAGAAAGATTTAAGAATCTACCAGTTAACCTTGCATTAGGAGCATACAATTTTTTTTTGTTCGTAGGGGAGAAGTTCTCAAACGATTTACGAATCTCTTTCCAACAGATGTATCAGAAGATGACGAAGGAGGAGAAGAAGGAAGTGGAACAATTGCTGAACACTACGGCTGGTTCTACACTCTTTACCACCTCTCTAAAGAAGGAGGAATCCTCAGATTAACAGGTGATAAACAAGTTACAGATGTGAACTTTGTAACTATGTTAAACTATTTATCTTTGGAAGAAGAAATAAATAAAGAAGAGAAAAGAGAACAAAGAAGGATACAACAACAACAGAGTTGGAGAAAATAAAATGATTAATTACCAAGAAATAATAAATCTATTTGAACTGGCAGTAGGAGAGAATCAATTCTACAAAGGGTTCGGTCACGGTTCAATAGATAATTTAGATGCAGCGGTAAATCGTGGATATCCTCTACTATTTATCAGACCTTTAGCATCACCTGGTCTATCTGGTCAAGATGGTAGGGTAAGAACCTTAACCTTTGAGATGTATTCATTAGATGTACC